GCTGCGGCCAATTCGCGGCTGATCATGGCGTCGACTTGCGCACCACCCTGTAGGATGAGCTGCTTAGAGTACAACGTCTTGGCAGATACGCGTTCGGGCGTCAAGGTCACATCGTCGAGGTCCAAGCCTGAGTTGGCGTTAGCGTCCGCCTCGCCTTCACCTGTACCTGTGGCCTTCACAGAAACCCGTGGAAACTTGAGGTTTCCAGTAGCGTTGTTGATGACAGTGGTGCCAATACGCTCAGCCAAAGTTGGAGCGCGGAGGGCGTCGATGACGCCTGGCACGTTGGTAGGAACGAAGCCAGTGCCTGAATCCACCGTAGCGCTGTGGTTGTCGGCATCACCCAAGGCACGGAACAAAGCCGAGCCAGGAATACCAATCTGGCCGCTCATCTGCAAGCCGCGCGACTGGAATTCGCGTGAGGCTTCTTGCGCCCATTCAGCTTCTGCGCCTTCCAGCGACTTGCCAAAGGATGCAGCTTGTACAGCACGGGCGAGGCTGAAAGAGCGGTTAATCTTGTTGATTTCCTTGTACTCAGAGACAGTGCTGCCGCCCATCTGAGCCTGGCGAGCAATCATGTCTTCGTGAGCTGCACGTCGTGCAATCTTTCCATCGAGACGCTCCACTTCGCGCTTGCAAAGGTCGGCCTCTTCTTGTTCGTTGTTGGTCCAGTCGCGGTTCTCTTGTTCTGCGAGGTTGACCAACGCTTCAAAGCGATCAGCGTGCTTGGCACGTGTCGCCTTCATCTCGTTGAGATTCATGGTTGAGGGTTGAGGGTTTTTGTGAGAATTTGTATCTGCTTCGGGCGCAGGAGCTGCGACCTGTTCAATTTCAGGCTGTAGGTCACGCGCCTGCACCGTGGCGGCTGCGTATGCTGGATAGGTCACAGGTGACACGTCCAACAACTGCCGCACCTTGTCAACGCTACGCACAGTGCGCTCCTCATTCCATGACTGCTTGTCGATGGTAAAGGCAAACGAGGACTGACTGATGTCACCTCGCTTCACGCTTTCATAGAAATCTTTGGCATACTGCTGGCCTCCTAGCTTCACGCGGTACTTCAGTCCGCGCTCGTCCTGCTCCAGGGTTAGCGTGCCGTTTGTGGTACGTCCGAGCACAAGGTTCGGATCGTGGTTGATGAGCGCCCGCACGTCATTGGTCATGACGTCATCAAAAGCGCCTGGCTTGATGACTTCGCGGAAATGGCCTAGGTCAGTCTCGCTGTTGAAGACAGCGGCATAGCCTTCCAGAACCATCTCCTCGCCTTCAGCCTCGCGCACCTCGACGGTGCCCATCGTACGCTTTTCAGCGTCCTTATACTGTTGCTTGATTTCCATCGCTGGATACTTTATCTGAATATGCGCCTAGGCGATCCAAGGCGATTTGGTTTATTTGAACGGTAAAAACATCGCCACCATCTACTGGGTTCAAACTCTCCTTACCTCGCACCTCGTTGATACTCATAACGCCACTCTGAAGCATCTGCTGGTAGAAGTTAGCGCGTGCACTCATGTCGCCTCGGTACAGGTCGTTGAGGTCAAACCTTGCGTAAATCTCAGGGCGCTCAAACGATTGGATGAGCTTGCGGTTAATCTCCTGCTCGATGCGCTTTGTCCAGGGCACAATCGTGTGGCGAGCAAACTGGAGGTTCTGCTGCTCCACGTTGTTGAACGTCGTCTGTGATGGCAGTTGAACAAGCGAAGGTGGGACGCTGTAGATGCGGCAAATCTCCTCCGCTTGGAACTTGCGGGTCTCGATGAACTGCGCTTCGTCGGGTGTGATTGTGATGCGCTGGTACTTGAAGCCAAACGGCAGGAGCTTTGTCCCTGCGTTCATGCTCGAGCTATTCCAAGAACTTTGGATTACGTCCATCTGCTCCTTGCGCAGTGGTTGGTCACTAGCCAAGACGCCTGTCATCTGACCTTTCTGACCGAAGTACTCGCTACCAAAGTCCTGCGCGGCCTTGGCCAGTCCGATGTTCTCGCGGTGAAGCCTGATGGGACTCATGCGGTGCATGTTGCAAATCTCCAGCATGTTCTCAGGGCGCACCATTCCGTAGTCACGGACGGTGTAGATACGCTCATCTGATACCTCGCGAATATCAACGTCGTAGTAGTGGACAGGGATAAGGCGCTCCGCATAGCCTCGGTTGTTGCGCTCAATGATGGCAAAGCCGCATCCGTAGATCAGGGCGCTAGCTACGAGGGTCTCCCAAAATTCAAACGGTGTGTTCTCGTCGTTAGGGTTGTCTAGCACCTGAGAAGCTGGGTGCATGTTGGCCATTTCCACGTTGCGGCCATCGCGCATGTAGATGTCAAGGCTCAGAGCGCCAATCGTGCTGGCAATTTTGTTGACGCAAGCGTAGACGGTGGAAACGCCAAGGGCGCCTTGCTCTGTGATGTGAACGCCAGAACTCACGAAGCCTGTGATGCCTAGGTCTTGCTTGAGTGTCTGCGAGTCGTACTTTCCGACGCGGTAACGAAAGATGGAACGTAGGCGGTCTGCGAGTGTAGCCATTTAACCCTTGTATCCTTATAAGATACGAAAGGTATTTTACAAATCCAATATCTCCAACATTATATCGTCGGAGCCTAATGTGTGGCAGTATTCGTTCATGGCAATGATGGAAGCTATGATGCCGTCAACCTTCTTGTTTTCCTGCTTCTCCTTAACCACGCGCTTGTTCTCGTTGTTGTCGGTATAGACTACAGCGCATCCAATCTGCCAGCGCAGGCAACGGTTGCCTCCGTGGATTACCTTGCCTTTCATGACAGCCATCTCAAATTCCTTCGTCGGTCCGTTCATCGTTGTGATGTTCTGCGCCATGGCGGACATGATTATGCCGTCAGCCTCTAGCTCACTGACGATGTAGGTAGAGAATCGCGGGTCGTAGCCGATGCTCCTGACATCGTACTTGGCGCACTGCTCTACGATGTAGTCCTTCACGATGCGGTAGTCAGTGACGTTGCCTGGTGTGATTGTGATGTCGCCCTCGCGCTGAAACGCCACGTAGTCGATGCCTGCGCTTAGCTTCTTCGTGTGCGCCTTCTCCGAGTTGACAAACTGATGAACGAGAAGATAGAAACAATCGTTATCCACGTCGTCAAAAAGTAGAGCGAAGGCGGTAAGGTCTTGAGTGCTTGCCAAGTCGAGGCCGCCATAACATGGCAGGTGTGGAAGTCGGTCATAGGGTATTGGTGTAGAGCCTTTCATCCAAACGTCGTCAGGAATCCAAGCCGTCTCTGCGCTGGTCCAAATATTGAGATGAAGACGCAGGAAGCTGTTAACCATAGATGGATTTGCCTTTGCGTTTTGTACAGCTTGCTCAAAGTATCCTTTGTGACAGATAGTGCCGTAGCCTGGGTTGGCTTTCTTCCACGTCTCCTCCTTCGTCCAGTCGTCGTCCTGATCTGCCGCGTAGAGGACAGGTAGAAACGTCGGGTCTTCAATGCGCCCATCTTTGACGGCAGTGGCGTACTCGTGGACCTCGTAGCAGATACTCGCGCGGTCGTGGCCTGCCGTCGTGAGCGCCATGATGAGCGGCTGACGCCTTGCGCCTGTTGAGGTCGTCAGAACCGACCAGAGGTCTCTGTTGGGTTGCGTGTGAAGCTCGTCGAAGATGACGGCATGACAGTTCAAGCCGTGCTTCGTGTACGCCTCAGCGCTGATGCTCTTGTACCAACTGCTCCTGTAATGGACAACGTTGCGAAGCACCTTCGCCCTACTTCGCAGGTGCTCGTTGTTGGTGATCATCTCTTGAGCGATGTTAAAGACGATGTTGGCCTGTCCTCGGTCGCCTGCCGCGCTAATTACCTCCGCGCCCTTCTCGCCATCGGCAAAGAGCATGTACAAGGCGATGGCCGCGCTTAGGTTGCTCTTTCCATTCTTGCGCGGAATCTCGACGTAGCAGGTGCGGTACTTGCGGGTGCCGTCCTGCTTCTTCCATCCAAACAACGGTCGTATAATGTCGTCCTTCTGCCAGTTCTCCAGCAGGAAAGGCTTGCCGCCCAAGTCGCCTTTGACGTGGGTGCAGAACCTTTCAATGAAGGTGACAGCGCGATTGGCTGCGCTCTCATCAAACCAATACTCAGTCGAAGTACTCGGCATTCTCGTCTGCTACTGGTCTGCCCTCTCCAATCCAATTCTCAAGGCGGGTGATTATGATTTGCTTTCGGTGGCGCGACTCCTTGAGCTGCTGCCACTCTGGGCGCATCCGTGAGTAGACGTCGCCACTCTTACCCGTCACTTGGTAGCAAGTGCCATGCCGATCACAGTAAGCCTGAAGGTCGCGCTCTTCGAGGATGACGCAAGCCAAGGTGAACAGCAGTTGAAGTTGTCCAGGCGTGAGGTCTGTGCGGGCCTCGTAGAGGTTCAACAGCTCGTTGTATTTCTTGGTTTGTTCTATTGTCATAATAGTTGTTTTATGTCCCTTTTACTTTTTTCTATCTGGAGCGTACGCTCAAGCAACGCCGGGATGACCCCGCGCTATCACTGGGTTTTTGGCGCCCCCAACCCCCTGTCACGTGGGTCTATTATGTTGCTTATATAATACAATAACTGCGTCTCTGTTATGTCAATGCCGTTGAGCTTGATGCCTCCGTCCTCTGGGCCTGTGCCCTCGAAGACGAGCAGCCAATGACCCTCGAAGCTCCACTCTGGATAAATCTGCGACATGCCGATGGTGATGCAGTTGTGTAGCAGTCGATACGTCTGCTCCTGTGCAAACGTCATGGAGGCGCTGTGTGTCTTGACCTCCATCAGTGCTAGGCGCTTGTGCTTGTAGTCACGTAGCACGAAGTCGATGTCAATGGCTGTCCATCCTTCCTTTGGTGTTGGGCAGTTCTCGCGTACCCAGCGGCTGAACGTGAGGTCACGCTCTTGTGTGTATTCAGGTCTCATAGGTGATGTAATTGATTTCGTCTATGTAGTCGGCCCACGTCCATGACGCCCAGTCGTACCAGCCTTCTCCTTCGCGCTCTTCCTGTTGTGACACGACGTGCACAGTGACTGCAGGTTGTTGATGTCGTAAAAGCCACCTCCGTCGGTGACAGGCCTTATGTGGTCCACTACATTCGCAGGCCACTCGCACTTGACGCAGATCGGGTTCTCTCGTATCCATACCTTTCTCAGCTTACGCCAGT